GTGGGTCTCTCTCTCTCCAAACCGAAAGCAACCGAGACGGCACGATCTCGAGCTCTTTCGATCGGATACGAAAACACGGAAGCCGATCCCGCATCGTTCGTACCGCCAAGATTGGAAACACGCCCGGACTCGAGCGTCGTCGGAACGCTCGGCGACGAGTGTATCGACTGGCTCGACCGTTGGCTTGGAATGGAACTCTGGGCATGGCAAGCGTACGTTGTCCGACGAGCTCTCGAGGTGACAGAGACTGGAGAACTTAGATGGCCCGTTGTCGTACTTACGGTACCCCGCCAATGCGGAAAAAGTACGCTGTCGCGTGGCGTGATGTCGTGGCGACTGTTCCAAGCCGACCGATTCGAGGAGCCCCAGACGCTTTTGCATGTCTCGAGTAACCGGGCGATTGCTCGAGAGATTTGGCAGATGAGCGCGCGTATGCTCGAGGTCAAAGCCGACGCCAAAGTCCGACAGGCTAACGGGCAGGAATCAATCGAATTACCCGACGAGTCCAAGTGGATGATCGCCGCAGCCAACATGACAGCGGGGCCGGGTCTATCTATCTCTATGGCGTTCGTCGACGAGGCTTGGCACGTCGACGAGGACGTAGTTGTATCGGGAATCATGCCGACCATGCTCCAGCGAACCTCGAGCCAACTCTGGCTCGTCTCGACAGCCGGAGAGTCACGATCGGATCTGCTCCGCAACTTCCGCGAGCAAGGCATCGCCCAACTCGACGACCCAGACCACGCCGACGTCCTACTACTCGAGTGGTCGGCATCGCCCGATCTCGCCGTCGACGATCGGGAAGCGTGGCGACAAGCCTCGCCAATTTGGAACGCTCGTCGCGAGAAACAAGTCGAACAATTCTACCGGCTACAACCCGCCAACGATTTCGCAATGCAGATGCTAAACCGCTGGGTAACCTCGGCGACGAGTTGGCTCCCCGAGCAATCGTGGACTAAATGCGGCGACGACGTCGACCTACCGACAAACGCTCCAGGCGTCATCGCGGTCGAGACAAGCGTCGACGGTCTACCGATCGGCGCCGTAATCGCCGTTATGGATGACGACAACATTGTCCACGTTCGGAGCCATGTCGAGACAACGCATGCCGCAATGTGGAGATGGCTCAAGGATGCCGCCGCCGATCGTCGCGGTATCACGATTCTGCACCACGCGACCGTCCGCGTGCCAGAGATCAAAGGCGCCACGATGCTCGAGGTCAAAGCATCCGACCAGGTCGCCGGTTACGGGCCAACTCGAGCAGCGATCCTAGCCGGACACCTCCGCCACAATCGAAACGAAACACTTACCGAACAGGTACTAATGGCATCGGCGTACCAGTCTCGCGACGGACATTCTCAGCTCTCCCAAAAGGCCAGCGAAGGCCCGATATATCTCGCGCGAGCTCTCGTCTGGGCAGTCGGACACGAACTCAAACCAAACAGCCGACGCCGCCACCTCGTCGCCGTTGCAAAGTGACGACGACGCGCGGCGTATTCTCCGACGCATGGGAACGCTCTCGAGAATCTTTACCGGCGAAAAAAAGCCGCAGCGCACCGCATCGTTTGCCTCTTGCATCGGCCCGAGTTACGCCGCCGACTTCCAGACCATTCTCCGCGTTGGATTGACACGCGCTACGGCGATGGGTATTCCCGCCGCCGCGTCCTGCCGCAACCTGATCGTAAACACAATTGCCGGACTCGACATCGAACGGTATCGCGGCGCCGAGCAACTCCCCGAGGGCATGCTACTTTCCCAGCCCGACCCGTCGACAACGTGGACGTCAACAATCAGCGGAACCGTCGACGACCTGCTCTGGTACGGGCAAGCCTTCTGGGTAATTCTCGCGCGTGACGGTATCGCCACCGTCCAAAACCCCGACGGGCTCCCAGTCCGCGCTCGCCGCATCCCCGCCGAAAACTGCGACGTCATCTACTCGCAAAACCTAAGCGACTACGATCGAATCAGCGGATTCCAGATCAACGGCACCATTGTAGATCCTCGAATGGTGATCTTCTTCGACGCCGGTAACGAGGGCATCCTCTCTTACGGCGCGCGAAGTCTAACCGCCGCGATCGAACTCGAGGACGCCGCCCGCCGACTCTCCACCGTCGAGCTACCTGCCGGCATTCTCCAGAACGTCGGACACGAACTAGGCCAGGACGAAGCCGACGCCGTCGTCGAGGCATTCCAAACTGCTAGGCGCACCAACACAATCGCATTTCTCCAGAACGTCGAATACTCGAGGCAAGACCTCAACCCGTCCGACCTTCAGCTCGTCGAGGCTCGAGCAGCATCCGCGACCGACGTCGCCCGACTGTTCCAGGTACCCGTTAGCATGATCGGCGCCAGCCCGACGGGAAACAGCTCCGCCCTGCTCTACGCCAACGTAGCCCAAAATACGGCGCAATTCGTGCAACAGGCATGCGCGCCATTTATCAACACAATCGAGCGTACCCTCTCGCTCGAGAGCGTCACGGTCAGAGGGCAAGAGGTACGGTTCGACGTCCAGGCATTCCTACGAACCGACCCGGACGCCGCCAGCCAATACGTCCTCGGACTCTACGGCGCTGGCGTCATCGACCAGACCGAGGCGCGATCGTACCTCGGCATCGCACCACTCGGCACCACCACCCCCGACCTTACGCCCGGAAGGATCTAACCCGTGCTCCAATTCGACATTGACGTCTCGGCGGCAGACCAACAGACCCGCACGATCGAAGGCGTAGCCGTCCCATACGGCGAAACCGCCAACCTCGGCGGCACCGTCTACCGCTTCCAAGAGGGAAGCCTCGTCCAGGCACGCAACCGGACGCCACTACTTCTCGGACACGATCGCAATCGTCCAATCGGCGTCCTCGTCGAACTCGCCGACACTCCAAACGGCGCGCTCGCACGATTCCAGATCGACAACGGCGTCGAAGGCGACCTCGCTCTCGAGCAAGCCGCCAGCGGTAGCCGAGGCGGACTCTCTATCGGCGCCGACATCATCACCGGCGAAGCCGACACCGACGGCGTCGTAACCGTCACCGCCGCCAGCCTCTTAGAGGTGAGCCTAGTGGCGATCCCAGCATTTGCCGGAGCCGACGTTACCAGCGTTGCCGCCGACGACGAAACCCCCACGCTCGACCCCGACCCAGCCCCGCACGACGAAACCCCCACAGAGGAAATTGAGGAACAGATGGAAACCACGCCCGACCAGGTCGCCGCCGATCTCGCGCCGATCATCGCCAGCACGCCAGCCCGCGCCGAGCTCTCCGCCGACGCATACGTCCAGCACATGGTCCGCGCCATGAAGGGCGACGCCACCTCGGCTCGTCTGATCGAAGCCGCACTCGACACCGCCGACGTCGCCGCAGTCGTCGGACTCGTTCCCGACTTCTACACGCGCCAGATCATCGGCGGACTCGCCGAGAATCGCCCGTTGGCAAACAACGTGCGCCGCGCAGCAATGCCAGCCGAAGGCATGCACCTCTACAAGCCCGTCTGGGGCACGACGCCCGTCGGCGGATGGATCACCGAGGCAGACCCGACGCCGTCGAACGCGATCACGATCACCAATCACGAGGTCGACGTCCTACAGTGGGCATACGGCATCAGCATGACCGTTGCCTCGCTCGAGCGTGGTACGGGCGTCGCCGAGGCCGTCTACCGCCAGATCATTTTGAACTACTACGAGGCAGTCGAGGGCAAGCTCTCTCTCGCACTCACGAACGCCGCCGAAGGTCTCGCCGGTGGCGCCAGCGTCCTCGCTACCGTCGGCATCCTGTCGGCGGCAGTCTACTCGGACTCTGGTCGCCGTCCTGACAAGGCGTACATGGCTCCAGACGTCTGGGCCGATCTTCTCGCCACCGAGGGATCGTTGCCGTTCACGACGGGCTCGACAGCCGCCAACACGATCGCCGGTCAGATCGCTGGCCTCGACATCGTCGTAACCTCGGCTCTCGCCGCTGGCACGATCATTGTCGCCGACTCGAACGTCGTCGAACTGCGAGAGTCGAACCCTCTCCAGCTCCGCGCCAACGTCATCGGCACGATGCAGATCGAGCTGGGCGTGACGTCGTTCGTTACGACCGACGTCGAGCTCGCCGCTGCGGTCAAGATGAGCGACTAGCCCGAAATACTGAAGGCTTTCGCCGTACCGCAAACCCCGCGCCACACTTCCCCTGTGGCGCGGGGTACCACTCCAAACCCCCAACACTCTCGAGGACAATATGCCGTGGATCGAAGCCCAGGACGTAGCCGACCAACTCGACATCGAAGTCGACAATCGTCTATCTAACTGCACGGCTGCGATCAAAAGCGAAGTAGAGCGCCTACGCTCCGACCTCGACTTCTCGGGCGCCGTCGAGATTCCCGCCAGCATCGTCTACGCCGCGATCCTCTGGGCCGCGATCCTCTACCAGCACCGCTCCGCTCCCAGCGGATTCGCCGGGTACGGTGACGGTGCCGACGTCGTCGGCGACGTAATCGGATCTCGCAAAGCCGACATTTATCGACTGCTCGGCTTACGCCGTCCGGTGACAGCGTGACCGTTCCCGAAGCACTCGACGCCGTCGTCGCGGAACTCGTCGCCGTAGGCCTTCCAGCCACGCGCGACGCTGGCGCATTCTTTCCCGCACCGATCGGCGTTCTCGTCGGCATGCCCAGCCTCGTCGCGACCGGACTCGCTAGTCGAACGCTCGAGGTACCAGTCCACGTTGTAAGCGCCGACCCGCCAAGCCCAAGCGTCCTCGCTCTAATGTACGCAGCTGCGGACGACTGCGCCGCCGCACTCCAGACCAACACCTACCAGGCCACAACATGGTCGAACGGCGTCAACGCCGAACCGCTCCCCGCTCTCAACCTGCTCGTGACCGTAACAATCGACAATACCCCGGAGGTATAAAATGCCAGTAATCGACAGCCGACTAGGCCCCGGCACTCTCACATTTCAGGGACCGGAGGATTTCTCCCTCCAGGTCGCCAGCGCGAAGCTCGTCCCAAGCGTCGCAGAAACTGACGGAACCCCAACCCTCGGCGAGCCCGATCCCGCGCCAGAGATGTCCGTCACTTGGGCCTTGTCTGGTAACACAATCTCCGACTGGTCGGACGACGCCGGTTTCGTCAACTGGGCAATGGACAACAGCGGCACCGATAAAACGTTCGAGTTTGAGCCGTTGACAAGCGCCGGAATGGCGTACACCGGCACCGTGCAGATCCGTCCGATTGAGATCGGCGGCGACGTTGCCGTCCAGTCCAGCGTTGCGTTTGAGTTTCCGCTCATCGGCGACCCGACCCGCACATACACGCCGTAACCGATGATCCGACTCCAGGGGAAGGTTACATACCTCGACGGAACCGTCGAGGAATTTACGGGTGGCATCAACGCGCTCGCCGCATGGGAGCAACACGCCCATACGCGCAAGCTCGACTCGAGCCCAGAAAAAAGCCCAATGACGTGGACGCTATTCGTAGCGTTCGCGTCGCTGGGCGCTACTCGCACCGGTAAAGATATCGGGTTTGACACTTGGCGCAAAAACGTTGACGACGTCTCGCTCGAGGTCGAAGATGCAAACCCTACGACCGAGGACACGTCGGAACTCTAGTGGCAGTCCTCGCAATCGAAACCGGGATAGCCCCGAGCGTTCTCTGGAAAGAGGACGCATCCGACCTTGCGACGATGGTGCGCGTCCTCGAGGATCGAGCCAAAAAGTAATGGCAAGGGCAAAACCACGCGGCTCCGAGATCTACGTCGACGATGATGATATGCGCGTCCTATTCGACGCGCTCAAAACCGTCGACGTCGAGCTCCGAAAGTCCACCAACGCGCAACTACGCATCGCCGCCAAAGAGTGCGCCGAGGATCTCGCCCGCCGACTCAAGATCGCAGCGTACGCGGAACCAGCTCCACAAACCCGACTCGTCGCCGAAAGCATCAAAACCAAAACCGATCGTACGCCCGTCGTTATGGTCGGCGGTACCAAAAAAGTAGGCAGGCCCTACCGCTCGCGCAAGACAAAACAAAAGCGCGCAGCGACCGCGGGCGACCTTCTTTGGTCGGTCGAATACGGCGACACCAAAGGCCGTTTCGCACCCAAAAACCCCAACGGATACTGGATCAGCCTCACGTCCAAAGTATTCGCAGAATCGCCCACGGCAACGGACAACTATAAGCGCGCCGTTCTCCGCATTCTCCAGGAAGCGAACGTCCTCTAATGGCATCCGCAGCAAACGTACTTATCAAGATTGGCGCGAACGCCGGTCAGGCCGTTGGCGAAATTCGCAAAGTCGAGAACGCTCTCGGCAAGCAAATGACGGCAAGCCAAAAGGCATCGAACGTCACGCGAAAAGCCGCCGTACCCGCCGCGCTGGCACTTGTTGCCCTAGCCGGTGCCGCCATTGCCTGCGCAAAAGCCGCCGCCGAGGATGAAGCCGCACAAGTCAAACTCGCCGGACAACTCCGCCGCGTAACCGGCGCAACCGACGCCGCTGTCGCCAGCGCCGAAGACTACATAACCAAACTAAGCCTCGCGACCGGCGTGGCCGACGACGACCTACGCCCAGCCCTCGCCACCCTCGCAACCGTAACCGGCAACGTCGAAAAAGCCCAACAGGGCCTCGCGATCACCCTCGACGTCGCCGCCGCATCGGGCAAAAACACCGCGACCGTATCGAAGGCTCTTGCCAAAGCCTACGCCGGTGACGGAGCAGCCCTCGCCAAACTTATCCCCGGACTAGACAAGGCCGCCGTAAAGTCTGGCGACTTCGCGCGAATCAACGCCGAACTTGCTCGAGTGACTGGCGGCGCGGCATCCGAGGCCGCTGGAACCGCTGCCGGACAATTTCGAATCTTCGAGCTCACAATCGCAGAAACAAAAGAGCAAATAGGCGCCGCATTCCTACCCGTTCTCTCCCAGATCGCACCCTACCTAGTACGCCTTGCCGCCCTACTCAAAGACAACACAAAAGCGATCCTAATCATTGGCGGGGCAATCGCCGCTCTCGCCGTCGCCGTGATTACCGTCAACGCGGCACTAAGCGCGTACCAGGCTATTGCATCGATCGTAAGAGGCGCCACGATCGCTTGGACAGCCGCCCAGTTTCTTCTAAATGTTGCCCTGACAGCAAACCCTATCGGTCTGATCGTGGTCGCGATCGCTGCACTCGTTGCCGGCATTATCCTTGCCTACCGCAACAGCGAAACATTCCGCAACATCGTCGACACCCTGTTCGCAGCCGTAACCCGCATTACGCAACAGGCGCTGCGACCGTTTATCGACAACTGGAAAGAGATCAGCGCCGCCATTGACTTCGTCGTAAAATGGCTCAAGATCCTATGGCCTTTCCTAGTACCAGGCGGGCTCGTCTATCTCGCTCTCAAAACGGCAGAGGAAAAGTTTGGCGCCGTATCCTTCGCAATCAACTACATGAGAGATTCGATCCGAAACGCAATCACCGCAGCGGGCGACATAAAAGACGCTTTCGTCGTACTTGCCGCCGTAGCGTCGACAACGTACACCACGCTCCGAAACGGAATCGCGACCACCCTCGACCCGATCGCTCGAGCATTCGACCGAATCGTCCAGGCTATCCAGAACGTCGTCGAATGGATAAAAAAGATTCGCTTTCCATCCCTGCCGTCGTGGCTTTCGAGCCTCGGCTCGACCAGCCTATCCACCAGGACTACGGGCCTGTCGAGCATGTCTGGCGGCACAACGGTAAACGTTACAATCAACGGGCCTATCGACTCTGACTCGACCGCTCGAGAGATCCTCAAGGTACTCAACCAGTACGACCGCCGCTACAACCTCGTCGGCGCATGATCTACAGCGTCGTCATTGGCGAAGCCACGAGCGTCGAACTCACGACAATCTCCGACGACGTACAGCTCGTATTCGGACGATCCGACATCTACTCTAGCGTTGCCCAATCAGCCGCCCGCGTAACCTTCTACGACGCCGACGTCTCGCCGTACATGAAACTTCTCGGCTACACGCTCCAGGTCTACTCGACCGCCAGCGTTCTCGCATTTACCGGCACGATCTCCGACATGAGTCTCCAAGTCGCCACCTCGACCAGCGGCAACGCTCTAACCGTTACGGCAATCGGTAGACTCTCGGCTTTAGGGCAACGTCTGATCGCCTCGACGCTTTACCCGCAAGAGACGCTCGCCGTACGCATGGCGCGAATCTTTACCGACGCAGGCGTCGCAGGCCCCGGATACGTCCTCGAGCTCTCAACCGCCGACCTCGCTACAACCGTCGCCGAGCGAACCGCTAACGAGGCCTCGGCGCTAAGCGTTCTCGACGAACTACTCTCCAGTTTCCAAGCGTTCGTCTACGACCACCCAGACGGCACGATCCGGGTACAGTCGCTCGCGTGGCGCGTCGAAAGCGCAGGCACAAACACGGTCGGCGCCGACGTCGTATACAGCCCAACATGGTCGCAAAACGTCCAGATTACAAACCGCGTATACGTCGAGTACGCAACCGGCACCATCCAAAAAGACGACGCCACTTCGCAGTCTCGCTACGGCGTTCGTGCTGGATCAATCTCGAGCAAACTCGTCTTGTCGACTAACGCCACAACGCTCGCGACGACGATACTCAACCGGCAACGCCGACCGCGCTGGAACCTTGCCGGTATCGAAGTCGTCCAGGACGCCACCGAGCAATACTTCGCAATCGGACAACAGCTCTACGTCTCGGAATTGCCGGCAGATTCTCCAGCGGGTGTTACAGGTAATTACATGGGACTCGTCGAGGGATTCTCCCAGGCATATCGCCGAGGAGAACAGCGTACGACCGTACTAATCACTGATCCAATATTCAGCGGTCTAGCGTTGCAATGGGAGGAAACTCTCCAGCCTTTCATAATGACGCCCTACCAATGGAATACCGTCCGCGCAACCGTCCAATGGGACGACGCGATAACTATCGAAGATCTGGAGCCCTAACCATGACGAGCTACACCACCAACGCATCCTACCCCTATCCCTCGGCAACCGACCAGCTCGTCGACTACCCGACCACGGCAGGCAGTCTCGCCGGGTACCTCGACTTCCTGCCAAACCGAAACCGCATCATCAACGGCGCGTTCGACGTCTGGCAACGCGGCGGCGGCGGATTCATCGCCACCGACGGAATGTATACCGCCGACCAATGGCGCTACTCGCAAACCGGAGCAGGCGGAACCCATACCGTAACGCGCGTCGACCAACCAACCGGCTCGACACTAATCGCCGGCATGAACCCACGCTACTACCTTCGACTCTCTAACACGGTCATTGGCTCGGCTACCGCGCAGATCATCGGACAGCGAATCGAGGACGTCCGAACACTCGCAGGCCAGGAATGCACCCTCTCCGCTTGGATCAAAGGCACCGCAACCGGCATTACCGCCAAAGCCGTCCAGAACTTTGGCACCGGCGGCTCCCCCTCGAGCGCCGTCACCACCACGCTAGGCACGGCAACGCCGACAACCTCATGGGTACGCTTGCACGTTCACTTTACGATGCCAAGCCTATCCGGTAAGACTATTGGAACCAATGAAAATAGTTTTGTCGAGATCCAGTTTGACTGCGGCTCGAGCCTCGGAACACTCGACCTCTGGGGCGTACAACTGGAGCAGAACACAACCCAGACAGCATTTGAGCGAGAAAACATCAGCGAAACATTCAGAAAATGTCACCGATATTTTTATGCAATTGCCGATGGAACTCAAAACCTTTTTGCAGCAATAAATATCGGAACTTTGACAAGTGCAACTGTCATGGAATGTATGGTACGTCTACCTGTTCCAATGCGAATTGCTCCCACAAACGTTTCAACTAGCGGCGCAAATATCTACACCTTCTACAGAGCTGGGAGCGCCGATAATTTCAACAGTTTTACTATTGGCGGTATCACCACAAATGAGGTAGTCAATCTGCTAAATAGCACCGAAATTTCCGGTACGTCTGGAGATTCTGGCCTAGTGCATATCAACAATAACGGCGCTCTGGTCGCCGTTAGCGCGGAACTCTAATGGCACCAGAGGACACCGACCGGCTCTACAACATGATGAGTGATCTACGCGAAAGCGTGGAAGGCTACCGAACGGATCTCAACGGTCGACTACGTCGTCTCGAGGCCGCCGAGGCTCGCCGCGATGGAATCGACAACGGGCGCGGCTCAATCTTTCGAGTCGTTGCCGCAACCGCAGCCGTTGCCGGTAGCGTAACCGGCGTTATCGTCGTAATCAGCGACAGAATCTAAGGAGAAATACAATGCAGAATATCTCGCCCAAAGTCCTAGCCTCCACGATCGGCGCGGCAGTCGTGACCATTCTTTTGGCGCTGGCAACCCTCGCAGGTTACGAGCCGACGCTCGAGCTCTCTGGAGCGGTCTACGTCGTGGTCGTGTTTCTGCTCGGCTACTTCCGAATTGATCCTACCCGCAAGGTCTAGGCATCCGACAAACGCCGTAGGATCGAACCCATGCCGAACAGAGTCTCAATCATGGATCTCGAGGGAGCTCTTATTCTCGCGATTCTCGTCGCGTTCGTGATCGTAACCCGCCCATGAGAAACTTCCGACCACAACGAAACCTCTCTCGAGGACTCGTCGGCGCCGACGTAGCCTCGGCCCAAGCAGCCCTCGAGACTGTCCTACGCATCTACCGCGACCAGGCAGAAAACAACGGTGGCGGGATCTACGGCGCAACTACCATGCGAGACGCTAGGCGACTAAACTCGCATATCGGAAACTCCGGCACGACGCTACCTCGAGCAATCATTCGCGATCACCTAGCGCCGTGGTATACATGGAAAGATCTTTCCCAAGCGATCCTAGACAACCCGGTCCAGCCCGAATTGCGTCGCGTAATCGACGCGGCTTGGGATTCGGGAGACGACGTTCTTGCGGTAAAACGTGGATTACGAGCTCTAATGGTCGAACCCGCGAAAAGCCGCTCGGCATACATGCCCGACTATCTCGACCTTCGCGAAGGTGGTCGGCGTTTCCTGCTTGCCGTCGAATGGCTACAGGACGCAATCGGGGTAAAGCGCACCGGAAAGATCGGCCAGGTCGAACTAAACCTTGTCTGGGCGTTCATGAGTAACGCCGAACGCAAACTTTACGAAACTGGCAAGGTTGACAAGACCGTAAAGCCTAAGCCGGTGAAGCGTGATCCGCGTCTTGACGCTGTCGAACTCATGCGAACGTGGATCGGTAAAGTAGAGTCGCCGCCGTTCTCCAACGTGTTCCCGCCAGTCCAGGGCGCCGTGGCGCGTCTAATCAATCGTGGCGTAAAGATTCCAAAGTGGCAGATACCAGGCGGCTTTGCATGGTGCGTATGGGCGTGTTTCGTAGCCCTTGCCGATTCGGGAAGTAAAAGCGCCGTCGCCGAGATTGAGAACAGCAACGCGGCATACACGATGACCGTTCTCGAGGACGCTCGAGCAAAACGAAACGGCTTATCGATCGTGACCACGCCGCGCCGAGGAGATATTGCCCTGTTTGATTTGCCGCGTGGCGACAAGGTCGACCACGCTGGCCTCGTTTTATCGGTTACAGCTAAGACCGTGACTTGTGTCGAAGGTAATACGTCCAGCGGTTCGATCGGTTCGCAGGACAACGGCGGCGGGTGTTATCAGCGGACTCGAGATCGTAGTATTGTCCGAGCGTTTGTCCGGGTGAAGGCGTGAGGGTAATGACGGGCGCACGGTGCTGGGAGGAAGTAGAGCCGTTTATCGACACGGCACTCGACGACGTCTCCGAATACATGCGAGGCCTCTCGAGTCTCGCTCAAGATCCCGACAGTAACGCGGGCCAGCTCTTTCGTGAGAAAATGCGGGAGCGGGTAATCGTAGGCTCGGAACTGCACGAGTTTGAGTTATGGCAACCAGGTCGATCCGCTAACGGTTTGCTGCAAGAGGCCCAAGAGGAATTGCTCGACGCGGTTATCTACTTTGCTATTCGCGCGATGCTTATCGATCGTAAGACTCGCCGGTGACTCTCTGCGGAAAATGCGGGACCCTTGTCTCCAGGTACGCAACGCCGACGGACAAGTATTGCTGGGCGTGTCATCCTCGAGTAGAGGCCGTTGCGCGTAACAGTTGCGAGCGTGGTCACGATCTATCTTCGAGCGGCGTGATGGGCGCGGCGGGTAATGGTCGGACGTCTAGGCGTTGCGGAATCTGTAAAAGAGAGTACGATCGTGAGCAGGCGCTACAACGGCGTCAACGTCGAAGGGGAATCGATGCAACAGGATAGCCCGACCTACATACTCTGCGAACGGATCGCTCGAGCAGAACTTGCGAAAGCCGCTCAAGAGAATCGCGTACGCAACGCGGATGCTTTCCAACGTAAGGTGCGAGACAACATGCTCGAGCGCGCCGAACAGCGAGGCGCGCCGTGGCTTGTCGAACAGGCCGCACGATTCGGCGTTGACATTCCCGACGAACTCCGCCAGCACGTTCCAACCCTTGAGGATCGCAACTCACGAAAGCCAGCTCTATGCTCGACCTGCGGCGTGTGTCTGTACTACCGCGAAGATCGCGAGGTAGTCATGGTCGAAGGCTGGCCCGTCGCCGCTAGCGCGTGTGGTCGAGGTTACGCCGTCGGCGACTGTCACCAACTCCAAGAGCGCGGCGTCGACGTAACACTCGCCGGGATTCTCGGATGAGCACTCGAGGAGGCGGGAACATGTATCCATCGACCAGGGCGATGCTTGCCGTAGACGTTCACCAGGTCGACCTGCAAGCCGCGACGGGTATCCGTAAAGGCGCGCTAGATAGGATATGCAAAGGCTTTGACGCGCTCGAGGACGATGACGCGCTCAAGATCGTTGCCCGATTCGGCGCCGACGGGATAGACATCGTGCGCGCCATTCGACAAACCCATACGCAAAGGTACGCGAAGCCGGTCCGCCCGCTACCTTCTGGCCTTCGAGAGATCCCGCTAGGCGATCCCGATAGGCTCTACACGATCGACGAGTGGCTCGCCTGTTTCGGCCCTCCAAGACACGGAACAACGCTAGAGCCACTCGTCGAACTCTGACTCTCGCGACAGACATAGCCCGAAAGGGATAGGCCTCGAGCCCGCATTACTCCGCCCAGCCCGTTGGAACGTAGACCGTTAGATGGTCGAGGTCTTGCACGCCCAAACGGCTAGCGTGTAACGCGGGCTGGCGGTCAACAGCGGGAAGGGTTCCGGGCGTTCTATCACTTAGAGCAAGTGCAACTACTCCAAACCCCAGCCCGCCCATCCGTCCGATCCCTTAGCGTTACAACATGACGCCAACGCAACGCAGACGTAAGAGCAGCAAGACCGCTCGAGACGAGCAAGGAAAGCCAACGGTATACAGCTCGCAATGGCGAGCCCTCGTCCAGCAATGCCGCGAATACCACGAGGCAGTCTGCTACTTCTGCGGCGGCGAAATAGACATGACGCTACCAGGCAGGCACCAATGGTCATGCGAGGTACACCACCCAAACGCTCGAGCATTCGGCGGCGACACGATCGTCCCAGTCGACGAACTAAGACTGGCGCACAAGTCCTGCAACGCAGCGCACGGCGCAAAGATCCGAGGACTACCACGCGGCAGA